TCCTCCAGGTAGTTGGCTACGCTGGAGTGCATGGCGATTGCGGTCAGCTCGGAACCCCGCTCACCCAGCTTGCTCTTGGCCTTGACCACGTTGGCGGCGGTCAGGTAGTTGGCAGCGGTGGCGCTGGTGGTGCCGGTCACGTTTTGGGTGTTAGCACCCAACACGCCGGAGCCGGAGATGTTGCCGAATAGACCGCCGATTTGGGCCAGCATGGTGCCGGTCTTCTTCTTGGCGATCGAGGCGGCCAGCTGGTTGGCAACATGACCTAAGGGGTCAGCGCCGGAGCCGTAGCGGCTGAGGTCGTCCGTGCCAAATTGGAAGCCGCGATGCAGGATCGTCATGATCTGCTCGTCGGCAGTCACGTTCTGGCTGGTCAGATAACCGGCGCCAGACGTGCCCCAGCTATTCCCGCTGGTGATTACTTCTTCATTTGGGTTGATGAAATCGAAGAAGGGGACGCGAACACGGGTGCCGCCTGCGCGGGCATCCAGAGCTGCGTTACGGGTGATAACACCCGACTGCAGGAAGGCAGATTGCTCGAAGATCCGCTCACTGGTGTAGGAGAGGAACTCGGGACGGGTGATCAGGTCGGAGAGGAAAGTTCCTCCCAGGTTTTGTTGGGCCATTGTTAAAAAAGGCGGGGTTTACCGTGAATTACCCGCGAGCGGCCTCGGCTTTGAGAAGCTGGGCTAGCTCGGGATTTTCGACCTCCAGTCGCAACGCCTCGGTGATGTTGCGCGTCTCGCGTTTGAACGGATTTGTCATACCGCTCGCTGCGTTAGGTGCTGAAAGGCTGGCGCCCATACCTCGACTTGCTGTTGCAGCAAAATGGTGGTCCCATCCGCTACCTGCTGACCGCAAACTGGTCAGGTGTGTTGCAAGGGGTTGCTCAATTCCGTTTACAACGACAACCGGAATGCCGGATGAGTCGCGGAGTTGAGGGGCGAGAAGGCCGTACAGTTGCTCCGGGGATAGAGCACCGCTGGTGCTCATTTGCTGGATGGCAGCTGCGCGTAGGCGCTCCTGCTCAACAGCCGCTTCCTTTGAGGTCAACTGGGCTTCCAGGTCGCTGATGCGCTGCACCAACTTTGCGTTTTCAGCTTTGGCGTCGTCCCACAACTGTTTGTACTCGCCGCTATTGGCGAGGGACTGTTGTGTGGTGGACTTCAGCTGAGCTTCGTTGTCCCTGAGGATTTTTTCAAGTTCGCCAAGTCGCTCGTTGAGCTTCTTGTTGGCTTCGCCTTTAGCTGCGTTATCTCGTTGTACGAGTTCGAGCTTGGTGCGAAGTGCTGAAGAATCGTCAGAAACTGGGGGTGTGGATTGCTGAGTCACGGACCCAACTTGTTCCTCCACGGGAGGAACTCCCACGACTTGCTCAGTCATGTGGAGGATAATGTGAACGCTCTAGGTTGCCGGGAGGATGCGGCAGCGGCACCGGGGGTGGACTGGGGGGATATAAGGGAAGTCGGTTTGTGTTGCGCCGCGTCTTCCGTCGAGGGGGCGACAGATGGGGCAGGTCTTGGGGTCCAGAATGCTGTGCCATACCCAGCCACCGGAGGCGAAGGGAGCTGGGGAGGTGGCGGTTTTTTGTTGTTGGCGGGCGAAGATTGCGCGTTCGACGTTGCCGCTAACGTCCCACACTGCGTTGGCAATTAGCGCGTTGTCGCGGTTCAAAATGGCGCTGTAAGTTGTGCCTCTGGCGTTTTTGGGTTGCACATAGCCACGCCTCGTGCGTTCTGCTACAACCGTCCGGGCGATCTCGATTGTGCTGTCTTCGCGCATTAGGCCGGTTTCAACCTTGGCGCGGATTGATCGCAGGTGGGTGTCCATGAACGGGCTGGTGCCGGTGATGGGGTTTACCTCGAAGAGTGCAAAGAGTGTCCTGCCGCCGGAGCGGGTGGTCTTGAGCAGGGTGTCTCCCGTGCGGGGTTTGTAGTCGCGCAACGTGGCGGCAAGCCCTGCGTAGGAAGAGGCGCGGGCAACGTGCTCACGCTCAATCGCCTCTAGTTCTTGCAGGAGGATGGTGCGGAAGGCGTTGTTGTAGTCGCGTAGCTCGTATGTGAGGGTTGGGAGTAGGGAACTCCAAATGACGTATCTGCTCATCCCGGTGCTGGGGAGGGAAGCGAGGAGCGATTGGCGTAGACGCCACAACAGCAAAAGCAGTAGCGCTTTGATCTTGTCCTGCACGTTGCGCTCGTTCTTAGAGAGAACGGCGTAGGAGGCGATTAGGTATTCGTCTGGGGTCACAACTCACCGACTGGGGGGTGGGGATTAGTTCGGGTTGCGACCGGGGCGCATCGGGGTGGGGAGCGTCTGGCTGGCAATGGAGTCGCCTTGACCTGCGTTGGCTTCGTTAGTGCGGTCTAACGCCGCTGGGTTCTGGGCTAATGGGTCCAGACCCATTGAGGTGTTTTGCTGGTCGATGTACTCCTGGGTGCGCGTGATCTCCTCCTGGATGTCCAGACCGGCGGGGAGCACTTCGCCCTGCTGCAGGATCTCCAGCAGTGTTTCTTGGGAGATCGCGTTCTGCATGAAGAGTTGGAGCATTGCGGTGATCTGGTTGCCGTCGATTAGACGGTTCTCGTAGTCCTGCTCGATCACCACTGTTGGGGGTTCGATCCCGACGTACTGGGCGGCAATCTCCAACATGTTGGTCATTGCGTTGGCTAGGTCGGCACTAATCAGCGCCATGATCGAATCGCTGTCGATCCGATCCATTCGTTTCGCTTCTGCAGCGGCGTTGGTGGTGTTTTGACGGGTGAGGGTGTTGATGCCGAGGCGGGAAATCTGCTCTTCGAGCGCTTCCAGGCATTTGAGTTGGGAGTCGAAGGCGTCGGTCGTGGGGGCGATGTATTCGGCGCCGCCGTCAACTGGGAGGAGGACTGCAGTGTTGACGCTGATGCCCACAGGAGAGTCGGCATCGGGGTCGAAGCCGCGCATCGTCAGGATCGGCATGGCGCCGACGTGGATGCTGTGCATGAAATCGCAGAAACGCTGGGCGTAGGCGATGTTTAGGTAGGCGACTTCCAGCAGGGGTGGGTTGCTGGTGAGGGTGGAAAGGCGGTTGCCGTAAACCGTGACAAGCGGGATGCGGTCGAGGTCGGTGGTGCCGGATTCGTAGATGCCCCAGCCCGCACCCCCTTCTTTGCGCCATAGCTCATAACGACCCTTCTCCAAAACGCGCACCTGCTCCACTTCCTCTTCTCCGAAGCGGCCCACGTCTTCGAGCGCAATCTCGTGGATGCGGACTTGGGTCAGGGGGGCCTGGGGGTTGTTGTTTTCGGTGCGCCAGCCGCGTATTGACTGGGGGTTGACGTGGATTAGATAGGGCTTGGCGTTGTTGGCGCGTTGGGCGGCGAGGTTGGCAGCTTGGATCGGGGGGTAGTCCACGATTGCGCTGCTGTGGCCGTACAGCAGGGCGGTTTCCAGTTGCTGGCGGGCAAAACTGTTCAGCGTGGTGCCGTCACCGCATACGTTCTGGGCCCACTCCTCCCAGTAAGGGTCACCCTGTAGTTGGATGCCCTTGCGCAGGATTAGACCGGCGGCTTGAGACGCAAGGCGCTGGAGGAATGGGGGGAGGACGGCGTGGAAGATCCGGCGCTTATAGCTTTCGGGGTCTTCGCGGGGTTCGCTGGGGATTAGGCGGCGGGCGTCTTTGCGCAATGCGGCGGTTCCGCCAATGCACACGTTGATGGGGTCCCACTTGGGCAGCATCGCCCGTACCGCGTTGCTCCTAACTGCAGGGTCGTCGGGTGCTCCGGCTGGGGCGGGGATGGCAGAGCGCGTGAACGATTGGGAAGCAAGGAGTACGGGCGGCGCGGTGAAGTCGTAACCGGGGTAGGAGCTGTTGTTTGCGGCCATCCCGGCGATCTACATTGCGTACCCGAGGTTTCCGTTGCGGCGCAAAAGCGCGGTTTACTTGTAAATGAAGTTGCTGCCGCCTGTTTGATAGCGCTTTAGGCCGGCCAGGCTGTGGACGACATAACCGGCGGCATCCACGGGGCCCGATTTGTCGTCCAGACCGAGGCCGCTTTTGTCGGGGGTGCCTTTGGCGTTGTAGGTCTGCGTTTCGAGGGCGCGGATGAGGTACTTGCACCGGGGGTGGACCCGCAGGCGGTTGTGCAGGAGGAGCACGTTCATGCTGTTGACGCGATCGGCGACAAGGGGGTTGGAGTTTTGAACTTTGACGTGGAGGCCGTTGCGCTTCAGGATGGCGAGGTCTGATTCGGCGGCGTTTGTGGTGGTGCGGTGCTTTGAGGCGGCGTCGGGGACCACCGTTAAGAGACCGCGTTCGATGTGGCGGGGGTAGCGGTCGTTCAACATGGCCGCGACGGATGGGGTGTCCTTTGGGTGTAGTTCGTCTAGGAAGTGGAATACGTCGTTACGCCTGACGCACACTTCGAGGAAACAGTTGCCCACGTTGAAGTCAGCGCCGACGTAGATGCGGTCGTCTTCGCGTAGTTCTTCGTCACTCCAGTGGATGTCGCGATCGAAGTATGAGTAGACCGTTGTTTTGTCTAGGGCGGTGAAGTTGCCCTCGATGTAGGAGGCGATTAACTGGGGAGGGTAGGAGGCGTACAGGCTTTCGATGAAGCCTGGGGGGAGGTGGGGGTTGTCGGTGGTCTTGGCGCGAATGAGGCGCCTGTCGTCGCCGGCTTGTTCGTCGAACGTCTTCCACATCCAGTTGTAACCCTCTGGGGTGGATGCGACGGCGAGTTGAGGACGTTTTCCACCCCGTAATCGCGCCAAGATCATTTCTGATGCTTTTTGCGCTACGTCGGCGGGGGAGGTGTCGATTTCGTCCACCAACGCAAAGCTGAGGTTGGTGCCTCGGATGCGATTTGTGGTTTCGGTGGTGCGGCAGAGCAGGGTGCAGGGGCCGTGGGGCAGGTGGAGGATGTATTCCGGCTGGGGGGATACCCGGAAGTCGTAGTCGATGTTGAATTTTTCAAGGAAATCGTCGAAGCTGCGCATCCACACGTCGCGCAACATGACGCTGGTGGGCTCGAAGACGGCGGCGACCGTGTTTGGGTTGTCCATCGCCATAAAAACAGCCTTTGCCGTGAGCGCAAAGGTCTTGCCCGCGCCGAATCCGGCGCAATAACCCAAAAGCATGTGCTCCGTGTCGTCCACAAACTCCTTCTGGGGTGGGAGAAGGGCGTCGTAGATCTCCGTGCGCAGGTCGCTGTACTTACGAGTGCATCTTGTGGCGCTAGCTATCGGCGCTTCGAGGCATTTACCGCCAGGGACCGTAGCCAATACGCCCACACATACTCATGCGCTGGTATGTACATAGGGTAACAAGTTTGCTCCGGTGGCTAACGGGGGAGGGGGTGGGGGACGGCAGAGGGGTGTGGGGGCGCAAGGGACCCACCCTAGGTAGGGAAGGTGTTTGTGACCGGAAATCGTAGAGAGGTAGGGGGTGGAATGAACCCCCCTGGCGGCGCTTGGGTGGGGGTGGGGGTGCTGCGGACTGCTGCGCGATGGGGTGCCCTGGG